TTTTGTTTCTTTAGTATTAAGTATTAAATTAAAGTATTTATTTTCATACTCAAAACAATTAGTACTATTTTTAGTGTTATTTTCATGGTTATTGTAATTTGGAATTAGCTTACCATTGTTTTCAGTTGTGTATGTGGTATGCCATATAATTCCCATTTTTGAATGCTCTATTTGTTTTCCTATTTTTGAGTCGACGGGTATACCATATATTATAGTATTAGCTTGAAAGATATGATGCATTATATTTTTAATAGGTTCAATTGATCGATCATTGGTATATAGAAGGTCTCCATGTTTAATTCCGTAATATATAGATGCATCTATATATCTAAATGCATCTAATAGTTTTGATTTTAATCCATATGATAAGTTTTTATCTGATTCTATAGAATTAATGGAGAAATACTTTTTTCGATTAGAATTTAATATTGATTTAGTGCCAATAAAAAATTGATTATTAATTGGGTCTAGACCGGCAATTATTGCCGGTGCACCGTCCCATTTGATCGATATTTTATTTTTATCAATATTTTCGAGAATATTGATAATTTCTTTAATTCCTTGATATCCATTGTGTATTACATTGTCTTCTATATGTGTTATTGTGCTAGCCATATACTACCTTTTCTCTATTTAAATTTACTCTTTTTCATGCTTAATTATAATTGTTCGTATTTCTTCTTCTTTTCTCATAAATAGTACTCGAAACAGTATTGTTAAGAATAATGCGGCGTCTCCTGGAACTTTTAGTGCTCCCAAGCTTAAAAATATAATTAATAATATTGTATAGCTAAGTTTCATGATCGTTATTCCTCCTTATGGTATTTTTCTTTTTAATATTCTATGTTTAATTCACTGAGAATATCTTTTCCATCATATTTTCTATCGCATAAATCTTGAAGTACGTATTCATAATCTCTTTCACAAAACTCGCAACTTATTGTTAATAATTCTTTAATGATATTACGCATTATATCGTTTTCTTTTTTTAGATTAATATTTGTTTTTTGTTTTTTCATTTTCATAGTTTTCCTTATAGTTTTGTAATTATTTCAGGTCGTGACATTTTGTCACGGATTGAAGTGTCGACATTTTGGAGACAGTTGGACCCGTGTGTAACGTCACGGGCCCAATGAGCTAAGAAGTCATTGTAGTAAAAAAGGAGTAGTAATAAGAATTTTTTTCACGGTATTCCTTATTTAAGTGGAGCGATTATATGGTTAAAGTCTCTCCATGGGATTTCATCAAGTGCTCCGTATGTTTCAATGATCTCTCTGTATTTTTCTTTATGGTTTCCTTCTTTGAGTAATTTTTTTAGTAGGTTTATTTGGTTTTCGTTTATTTTTCCTGGTTTAGTAATTCGTGTTGTTTCTTTTTTATTGTTTTCTTCTTCTTCTTCAACGATGCCAAGTATGGTTGCGGTTAGTTTTCGTCTTTTATAGCTTACACCTCCATTGAATGCTTGATTTATATCATCGTTTTTAGTTGGAACTACAACAGCTGAGCAAGTTCTGAACTGTCCTGTTGGAGTATGGGTTAAAGTAACAGTGCATATTTCTAATATTTGTGGTATTCCTTCGGCAGATTCAAAGACATGGGTTTCTATACCATCAGTGAGTGATAATTTGTACGTATCAAGAGCTTCTTTGGTTGAGTCGACCATTTGCTCTACTGAAACATATTTGTTTCTGTGTGACGATTTATCTTTATATACAGGTTTATAATTGTTTTTAGCTTGGCTTAAAGCTAGATCGAGTTCGTTTGTCTCATCTGATTTTGGTTTTATTAATAACATGACTGTCTTAACTTTCTTTTATTTATTTATAATCTACTGTCACAATGTGTGCACATTGTATCTTGCATGTGTTCTACTTCATCTTCAAGCTCTTGTATTATTTTGTTGTAGATATTTGATATGCTTGGGTCTATATTTTCGCTCCATTTTATGTAACATTTACTTGAGCAGAAGATTTGTCCTTCATTTATCTTGTTGTCACAGCTTTTACAGATATGGCATTCTTCTACTTCTTGTTGTTCTTTTTTAAGTTCTTGTAGTTTTTCTTGAAGAGGTATCATGATTGGATGTTGAGGAGCCATTTCTTGTGTTGTTTCTATTAATTTCTTGTGTATTGCTATTGAGATCTGTACGTATTCTTTATGTTCTTCGTCTTCTGTTGTTTCTTCAACTGGTTCAACTATAGTTTCTTGTTTTTTTAATCTTTTGACTAGTTTTTGTCTTCTGATTTCTACTTTACCTATCACTTTATCTGAAGAACCTAGTTCTACTAACTCTTCTATGATTGTGTTTAGTTCTTTGATTTGTTCTCTTAACATTTCCATCGTTATCCTTTCAATTTTGTTTCCCGATCATTTCTATACATATGTTAACATACATTAACAATCTTGTCAAGTAAAAGTTTAAAGTTTTTGTAAATTTATTTCAAAGAAGTTTGATAAGGGGCTGTGGGTGCCCCTTATCGGTTTTAGATTTTATTCACCTTTGTTGAGGATCCATAAGATTCTGGAGCATGAAGCGAGGATGTTGTTACTGTTGTTGTGTTTCATATCAGCGAGGTGTTTGTCTAGGCCTGCGAGTACATTCATGATAGGGTATAGTTCTTTACCTGCTATAGCATTCATGGCTTCTAGGTTCTTTTTAGGGTCTTCTTTGTGTAGTTTGTCTATGGATTCTTCTACTTTTTTCCACTCTGCGTATATCTCGTTGATTCCATCTCTAAGAGAGTTAAGGTTGTTGTTTAATTTATCTACGAGTGGTTCAAGTGTTTTGATGATGTCTTTCTTTTCTTCTTTAGCCATGTTGGCTCCTTTAAAGTAAAGTGTTATAAACTGTTATCAACTAATCTTAACATTTCTCTTGACAATGTCAAGTCTTTTGTGTTAATATATGTATAAGAGAATCTTAAGAACTTTGAAATTTTCAAGGAATACGTATGGAATATAAGTATGAGCAGTTGCATAAAGAGTTATTAGAAAGAATGGAAAGGTATTTAGAAAGTTATCCATGTTCTAATATTGCTTTAGCTAAAATGATAGGTGTATCGAGACAGACGTTTGGGAATTATCTTAGAGGCAAGAATGTAAAGCTTTTGACTTTAAGGGTAATAAAGAAATTTCTCATAGACCAAGGATTTTGATATACTGTAGCATGTAAAATATGTCGCATGAAAAAAGGCCCCAGAATGTAAGCTGGAGCCAATTTATTTTTTCTGCACTAACCTTCGAAAGGATATTAATGCAAATTGAACCCCGAACTATCACACAACTAACAAATCGGAGAATTCGTTATGAATAGTAACAAGTATGGAGAATTGAGTCAAGAAATATTTTCAAAAAAAATAAATAATGTAGTAAGTGCTCTTGGAGAGAGAGTTTTAGAAAACAGTAATACTGTACAGGATGGCAATATACTGGATTTGGTTCCTGAGGTAGTTAATAGAAGAACAAGAAGAGCATATACATTTAAGGTTCATAAGGCTAAGTATAGTAAGATAGACTTGCCTATACCTGCTGATTTTATACGAAATCCTAAGTCTCGTATAAGTAAATGGAGAAAGAGTATCATTGATACATTTAATGCATTGTTATCGTTAGATGTCTATTTTAATGGCAATGTATATATTTCTCAAGGTAAGTTAGCTCATATGATTGGTAAGAGAGATAGGGATACTGCAGGGGATGCGTGTAGGTTCTTAGCAAGTATCGGGTTTATATCAATGCTCAATAGAGGTAAGACGAGTTGTAGATATAAGATCTCTTCCTTTTTTAGATCTAAGATTATTAAGAGTATGTTATGTGTTTTCTTTCCAGCATTAACACTATTATCACCAACTATGGATTATAGCTCCTATGGCTTCTCAACAGAAAAAACCCGCACTATAAAGAAAGAGGATATTATTATTAAGAAACTTGGTAATAGAAAACAGTATAAGGAGAGAGATTTAGATAGTTACAAGTATTTCACTGATGATGAAAGACGTGTAAAAGAGAAGCAACAGTTATTTCAAGAGAGACTCAATAGAATTGCAGGTCAAAAAAAAGAAAAACAGCTCACACTTGAAGAGAAAATAAAAAGAAATAAACAAATGGCTATAGACTTGCTAGTACAAGAGGGAGTAAAAGAACACAAATTGCTTCCATTTTACAGAGTACCGAAAGAAATCATCAATAACATTAGGTCTCGTATTGGAAGTGAAGAAACATCCGTGAGCGACCAAATTTGTACTGTTAAAGATTCGCAAGATATTCTTAAAAAGGATAAAGGTAAGTTGGTTCAATCTGATGCGACTTTAAGTACATGCGTAACAAGACCTGCAGGTCTAAGACCTACGATTAAAGATATACCACAAGAGAAAATGAAACAGATTGAGAAGTTACCAGAGAATATGCAGCAGAAGGTGATACAAAATGTTTTAAGAGGATTAATCCTTAAGTGGGAGAACCAAAATGGTTAAAGTATTGAAGAAGTATGGCTATAACAATATGAATTCTAAGCAAGAAAAAGCTTCGTGGGACGACGATGAACGGTTTGAATTAGATAACAATGAAGAACTTAAAAAAGCTTTCGTACAGATGAATGATGAACAGCTTAAGTTTCATCTATTAGTAGGTGGCCTGAACAAGAAATATGCTGAGACTGTTATCAACTTTAGGGCCAGAAAAAATATTTAAAGGAAATTTTATGAATGATTTTGAAATAATTGATCGCTGTATTAAAACTTTAGAGGTTACACAGCAAGATTATACTGATCGTCCGAACTACGTAGGTCGTGCAGATAGAGATGCCATAGCATATTACTTATTGGAAATTATGAAAAAATTAATTGAATCGATTGTTCTAGAAATTAGATCTAAAAGTGATAAAAATGACGAATAAAAACATTTGATCAGTATGCAAAAAAATGTTAGAAGTAAATTATAAGTTTGAAAATTTTTGTTAAGGCTTCATTACTACACTCGGGGTTATACCCGATACTCCGGAGCCCAGTATCTCGCAACCTTCTGGGCTCCTTCTTAAAAAGAGAGAAAAATATGAAAGATAATGAAACTTTTATACTACATATTGATGGAGAACCAGTCAGTATGTATCGACATGAGACCAAGAAAACGAAAACAGTATGGTCAGACTATACACACAACAAATGTAAATATAATATACAACTTGAAAATCAATACGAACACGATCTTATAGAACAACCAATCGACATGATCCTAAAATTCTTCGTTACTAGGAAAATTCGAAACCAAACAAAACCATCAAATGTAATGGATATGTTCAGATTCATTAACAGCATTTTAAAGCAAAGAGTTTATAAAGAAGATACACTATTAAATAATGTTATATTAGAACGTATATATGATAAAGATCCACACACAGAAATAATTATAACGTTATGCAAGGAAAAAAATGGCAAAAAAGATTAAGCCTAGCAGGGAAAATATAGAGAAACCAAAAAAGAAGAGACTCCAGGATCTATTAGAGGAAGAGACAGGGCTTTATTTTTATAACAGAGGTAAATTGCCAGAGGTGCTCGTGGATTATTTAGGTGCTACCATTGTTGAGTATTCAAAGAAGCCAACTAGTTATACACTCAGTACCTTTTTACAGAGTAAGAATATATTAGATTCATCTTTACGTACTTTAAGAGGGAAATACCCTAAGCTTGATTATGCTTATAGATTAGCTATGCAGAACATTGCTAATAACCGTGAGATGGATTCTATTATAAAGAGAAAAGAAGAAGACAGAGTATTAGATGGGAATATAGTCTGGAAGAAACAGTATTTCTACGACGAACAATACAGAAAACAATATCAAGAGATGAAGAAAGTAGCTGAAGAAGCAACACAGATGCAACCAACTAAGGTTGTTGTTAACTTTCCTGACTTTAAGAAATCGGATGGGACACCGCCGAATAAGGAATGAAGTGAATATATTTGTGAGAGTATTAATAGCATTAGGTTTATTTTTTACAATGTTTTTCCTTCCTTATGATATTCTACACGATCAAATTTTCTTCCTAGCTTTTATAATATTTGGAATTCCCATAATATTTCTTGCTACTACTTTTTGGCTAAATGTATTCGAAGAGTGCTATAAATGTATACGTAATAAAGATAATTATTTTTAACCCATGGGTATTCTACTACCCTTTTTAAGGAGAAGATATGATGGTATCTACTTTTTTGTTGTGTGCTGTGATAGGAACTGGTTTATTATACATTGTACTAAGAAAAACAACTAACATACTCGCAAAGATATATGATAATTCTGAAGATATAAGAGCAAATCAAGCACGTATAACAAATATGCAAACAAAAGTTGCGCGTATAAAAGAACAAATTGCTCTGAAAGAAACTAAACCAAGACGCATACGCAGGTTAAAGCCTAAGAAGGAAGAGAAGTGATAGCTATATTAATAGGCTTTCTTTTTGTGCTTTTATTCTTTCTATTCTATTACGCGTATACGCAATTTAATGAGCAGATGGACTATATATTTAGTAATGAGGATAAGATCTTAGCTTTAAACGATACTCTGAAGGAGTTTAAGAGAATCGATATCGATAGAATGAAAGCACAGATCTGTAAATTAGAAATGCATTATAAATTCTTAAAGCAACAATGCGATAAGGAGAATGATGAGAAAGAAAACAAGTGATCATTGGGATGAGCAACTTGGCCTTAATAAATTTATAGATACCAGTAAGATCGATGATGTAATCTACTGGTATGATAATCCTAGCTTAAAGATGTATGGTAATACTCTTTATATATCTCTTTTAAACGATGAGCATAAAAGAACTGGTGCTGTATATCTTAAGCTAGCTGAAAAGTCTAAAGAGAAAACAAATTTAAATGATCTAGATGAGGATGAGTTTCAGCTATTTCTCTTTTTAAGTAATAAGGATACGAATAATTTTATTGATACTGTCTTCTCAACAGAGTACTCAAAGAATGTAGCTTTAAAGGTAAAAGAATTAAATGAAGAGTATTGGTGTAAGTATCATAAGGCTTCTCTAGATCGATCTGTGCATACTTTTAAGGAAAAGGTAAAGCGTTTACGAGATGATAGACCTAAGAAGCTTCCACGATTATCTCAACGTGGTTTTGATGCGGTGTGTAGTGAGTATAACGGAATTAAATTAACGGAAAAACAATGAGTAACATGCAATTGTTAGTGTCTCTATTGACCATTTTAGGGATGAATTTATTTTTATATTCATTATTATTGTATTACTGTAGTAAGCAAATTGATCATAAAATGAAAGAAGTACAAAGAAGCTTTATAGAATATAAGAACCTTCTAAAAGAAAGTATACGTGAAAAGGTTTTGAAAGAATGAGTGAGGAAGTAAAAGTAGTAACAGTCGATACGTTTAAACCGCGTTGGTACCAAATCCCCGTAATTAATGCCATTGAAAAAGATGGTTTTAGGCGTCTCCTCGTGGTCTTTGCCCGTAGAGCTGGTAAAGATGTGATGGCTATAAATATCCTCTTACGCCAAGCTTTTAAGCGTGTGGGCTGTTACTACTATTTATTTCCAAAAGTCTGTCAGGGGCGTAAAGCGATATGGGATTCGATACTTATTGATGGACGTAAGTTCTTGGACTTTATTCCTAAGGAACTCATAGCGAATGAGAATTCTGTTGAGATGAAGATAACGTTAATAAATGGGAGTATTATTCAGTTTCAGGGAACTGATAAGATAGAAAATTTGCTTTCGACAAATCCTATGGGTGTTGTATATAGTGAGTTTGCGTATACCAATAATCCTCTTGCTTGGGTCAAGCTTTCTCCAGTGTTAGCGGGCAATAAAGGATGGGCTCTCTTTATATCAACACCCAATGGCCATAATATGTTCTATGATCTTTATATTAATGGAAAGACTAACCCTAAGTGGTTTGTAACGAAACTATCTGTTAATGATACCAAGCATGTTGAACCAGATGAACTTGAAGAAGAAAAGAAAAACATGTCCGAAGATATGTATCTTCAAGAATACGAATGTAGCTTCGATGCCGGCATACAGGGTGCATATTACGCTAAATACTATACAAGAGCCTTAACTTCTGGTAGAGTTGGCGTTGTTCCTCATGATCCTTCGAACATGGTACACACAGCATGGGATATTGGAGTAGCTGACTCAACAGCTATAGTTTTCTTTCAGGTTTATGAGAATAAAGTAAACATAATTGATTACTATGAGAATTCTAATATAGGTTTAGAAGATTATGTGAGTGTGCTACGCTCAAAAAATTATATATATGGCACTCATATTGCTCCTCATGATATTAAGGTTAGAGAATGGGGTAATGCAGCAACTAGTCGACTTAACAGTGCTGCTAGTTTAGGGATACATTTTGATATCGCTCCTAAGTCTAGTTTAATGGCTGGGATTGAGAAAGTTCGATTAACGTTTAATAAATTATGGATCGATCAAGAAAAGTGCATTGATCTTATAAAATGTATAGAGAATTATCGTAAAGAGTGGGATTCGAAGAATAAGCGTTATCATGATCATCCTAAGAGAAACTTTGCTACTCATGGTGCTTCTGCATTAATGTATATGTGTTTATCCTTAGATCTGATCTCTTCTGGGCGTACAACAGCTGAAGAATTACAAGATATATATGCAAAAGAGATGTACGGAACTCAAGATGAATTCCACCCAGCTTTCAGAGATTAATATTAATCTTAATCTTTTTTTATTATTCTTTTTATACTTAAGCTATATATAGATTTAAAAATTAGGAGAAGTTTATGTCATTATTTCCTAAGCTTAGTCCGATGATTGAGAATGACGAGGATAGAAGTGTCAAACGGCTAGTTGAAGATTTTTATGTTAATGCAATGATGCAGAATCAAGAATACTTAGATGAGGCATCGGTAGATACTCGCTTTGAAGCGGGAGATCAGTCTGTTTATAATGAACTTTATGCTTTACCAAGAAACAATAGAAAGATGTTTACCTTTAATCGTATTAAGAGAATTAAGAATACGGTCTGTGGTATACAACGAAGAGATAAGAAGTCTATTATTGCTACTGGTAGGGGAAATGAGGATTCAGAGGTAGCAGATCAATTTACTAAAATATTTTTATGGTTAGATAAAACCGCAGATGTATCAGAGTCAGTAGCTCAAGCATTTGAAGGTGCGTTTATAACTGGTTTAAATTTTGTTCAGGTATCACTTGATTATAGAAATGATCCTATATCAGGTGATATCGTTTTAGATGTCTGCCCGTATAATAGCTTTGTCATAGATCCATTTTTTAGAAAACGTGATCTGTCTGACTGTAATGCTATATGGAAACGGACGTTCTTAACTAAAGATGAATGTGCTTCGTTATTGCCTGATAAAGAAGATATTATAATGAAGCTTTCAGCTCCTTACGTTGATGATAAGTTTCAGTATATGCCAGAGAATTCTCTACTAAATAAACATCTCTTGGCCTATGATGAGTTCTATTACAGGGATTACCGAGAAAAAATTATAATAGTTGATAATAATCTCGGTGAAACAATGGAGTGGCCCGGTGATCCGGAGGATGTAAAAGATTTTGTTGAACAATATCCTCAACTTACGTACGTAAAAACAAAAGTACCTACAGTAAAACTAGCAATATTAGTTAACGGTAAAGTCATGTATAATGGTTGCAATCCGTTAGGGATAGATGAGTATCCCTTTGTTGGAGTCTTTGGATACTTTACTCCTTCAGCGCGTGATCTAGCGTTAAAAATACAAGGTGTAGTTCGAGGCCTAAGAGACGCGCAGTTTATATATAACAGACAAAAAGTTGCGCAGTTCCAGTTAATGGAAAATAAACCACGTCCAAGATTTATATATAAACCTGATTCTCTTATCGATAAAACTGCTGTCTTTAAGCTTGAGAGTGGTTACTCTATTGGTATCAAAAGTTCAGCTTCCATGGAAGATATTCGTGAGGTTGCAACACAAGATGAGGTGTCCCAAGCTAATATTCAGTTAACGCAGATGATGGCAACTGAGATGGAGCAAGAGGCCTCACTTAATGAAGAATTACTTGGAAGCGCAACCGACGATAAGGCTGCGCTCTTAGCGGCGAGAAGATCTCAGGCAAGTCTAACTTCGTTGCAGACGCTTTTCTCTCAGCTCGATACATCTTTAGGCCTTTTAGGTACTCTTTTAATGAAAGTTGTACAAAAGAACTTTGCTCCAGGTAAAGTAAAACAGATTATCGATAAAGATCCAGCTCCTGCTTTTTATAATAAAGCATTCGGTAGATACGATATTGTTATTGAGCAAGGCTTTGATACAGCGACTCAAAGACAGATGCAATTGGCAGAGCTCTTACATTTACGTGAGATTGGTGTGAAAATACCAGATAGAGCATTAATTAATGCAGCAGTTATACAGAATAAGAAAGAACTTCTAGAGATGATGGAACAAGAGGCTCAAGCTGCGCAAGAGATGGAGCAAATGCAAGCTGAAAGTAATATGAGAGAGCAAGAAGCAACTACTAATATGATCAATGCTAAAGCGCAATCAGATCTAAGCTTAGCTAAGAAACATGAAGCTTCTATAACAAAAGGTCTCTTCGATATACTCAATCAAGCTGGTGAGGCTTCTAGAGATGAGCAAAAACTAGATCTAGATACTTTAGAGACTCTTAATGATATAAATGAATTTGACGTTGAGAAAGTTGAAGCATTATCAGTCTTGTCAAATTTGCTTAAAGAGCAAAGAGAAAAAGAAGCAGAAAAATTAATATTAGATCAGCAAGAACAACAGATGCCGGCTCAACAAGAAATTCCTATGGAACAGCAATTGCCAGATCAACAATTTTTAGATTCGCAAGAACTGCAACAACCTGTTTCTATGAACGAAGAAGAAACAAGTATGTTTTAATTCTCCTTTTTGATTAGAGTAGTATGTTATATGCTGCTCTAATTTTTTTATTTGTGATATATTTTTTCTGATGTAAACGTTTAACTCTTATAGGAGATTCTTATGAAAAAAAAGATATATAACACAACAAAAGAAAGCTACCATGTACCTTTCAGCCAAGCTTCACGTGACTATGATCTTGCTGGTTATAGCAACATGATGAAAGCAGGAAGAAATGAAGTTCCTCAAAGCTACATGGACAGCAAAATTCCTATGGCTAATGAAACAGGGCAAATGGACTATAAGTCAATGCAAAAAGACTATAAGTAATGCCAGCTTCAATTAGACCTAAAGGTAAGATAACTAATATAGCGGATGCTATTTTAGGGACTTATTCTGGAAGATCTAGAAAAAAAAAGAAGAAAAAAAAGAAGAAAAAAAAGTGAGTATAAAAAAGGAGTTAGAAATATACTCACTTTGAAAGGTAGTAGATATTTGCATAATAACATTTGTTTAAATTTAATGTCAAGCGCACAATAATATTACTTGAAAATTCGAACTTAAACTTCGAGATAACAAGGAAAATTATGAGAAAAAAAAAGAATAAACTAGTCAAAACACCAAAGAAATTAGCTAAAAAGAAAGTATTCAAGAAAAAACTGGAACTTGTACTATTTGAGGGAAAAAAAGGAAAGCTAAATATTGGTAAAAGTAAGAAAAAAGTAAAGAGCAAACGCCAAATGTTAGCGATTGCTCTCAGTGAAGCTGACAAGGCTGCAAAAAGAGGTAGTATACGTAAATCTAAAAAGAAACGTTAATTAGTCTGTTTAAACATATTAAGG